GCCGGGCGGCCAAAAAACAAAAAGGCAAAAATAAACCAGAAAACCGGGGCGGGACCGAAAAAGGTCCTGCCCCGGTTTTTGCGTGCGGATAAAAGAATTCCGCGTGACACCGCATAGTTCTAAGGGAATACCGCACGATTCTGAGCGGCGGGCGGGCGCGCGGGGAGTGCCGGCTGCTAAGGGAAAAGCGCAGAGAATACTGGATGCAGGGCCGGGCATTTTCCCGGCGTGGAGGATGCGCCTTGCTTGTCAGAACGGTGCGCAAGGTGTCAGCCGCGAAAGAGGCAGTATTGCCGTAAGCGTTGAATGGCGCACGGGGCGATGCTTCGATCGCCGGATGGGAATTGTACGGCGCTGCCTTAGGAATGCGGAGCGGGCTGCGCCTGCGTTTCACCAGTTGGCGCCTGCGCCGCACCCGGCGTTTCTCCGGCGGACACGTTCACGGAAAGCGCCTGCGCGGAAAGTGCGGCATTCGTCCCTGCCTGCGCCGCACCCGTGGAGGTCTGGACGCTCTCGGGCAGGCGGGCCGCGGCGGAATCCCGCGCCTGCGCCAGCAGCCGCGTGAGCGCGGCGGGCACCGGCGCGCCCATCTTTTGCGCGTTTTCCAGCACCGAGCCAAGCTCCGTGAAGATATACCAGCACAGCACGATGGGGCACAGCAGCGCCCCACCCGCCAGCGGCGGCGTCAGGCCGGCATTGTCCATCAGCAGGCCAAGCACGCCGTCCGTCAGCGCGGCGGCCAGCACCACCAGCAGCATCCCTGCCTTGTGCCAGATGCCCTGCCGCGCCGCCGTGCTGCTCCACGCGCCCCGCGCCGCCGCTGCGGCACTGCCCGTGGCCCAGTCCAGCAGCATGCACAGCACCCATGCCGCGCTCAGCCAGCCCAGCCACCCGAACGCCGCCGTGAACGCCCCGCACACCGCGGCCAACGCGGCTTTCCATTTGAAAAGTGCGTTTTGCTCCATCACAAACCCTCCCTGGCCGTGTACGCCGCGCGATACCGCTTTGCCAGCGATAACTTTTGGCACAGCGCGTAGATCGCCATCGCGTCCCCGCTGCTGACCGGCCCGATCGTGAGCAGCTGCATCCCCGCGCCCGAGTTCCCTGTGGCGGTGCCTGAATTGCCGGCGCCCGAGTTCCCCGCGGCGGCGCTCGAATTGTCTGCGCCCGAGTTCCCTGCGTCGGTGCCCGAGTTCCCTGTGGCGGCGCCTGAATTGCCGGCGCCCGAGTTCCCTGTGGCGGTGCCTGAATTGCCGGCGGCGGCGGATGTTTGTGCCCCGGCCGTGCCATAGACCCCCACGGCGTTCGGCACGCCCGCGTAGGCCGTGGGGTCCAGCCCCACGGCCGTGGCTGCGGCCCGCACCTCAAAATGGCAGTGCGCGTAGGGCGGTGCGGCCAGCGCCGCGTTGCCGGTATTGCCCATCACGCCAAGCACGTCGCCGGTATGCACGCGCTGGCCGCACCGCACCAAAAGCCGCGCACAATGGCAGAAATACAGATAGTTCACCCTGTCCGGCGTGGCGCCTGCGTCCAGCTTTACGCAGAGATAATACCCCCACTCCCACGTCTTGTTGGTTTTGTCCGTCACGATGCGCGCGCGCGTTACCAGCCCGCTGATGCTTCGCACACCGTTTTCGTCCGCGTAGGCGGGCATACGGATGGCGGTATCGTCCAGCGCCTCCAGATCCAGCCCGCCGTGCCACGTTTTGCCGCTGCCCCGCGTCCAGCCAAAACGGCTGTAAGGATAGCGCACACGGCTCCGGCCGCGGAAAAGGCCCGTCTGCACAAGCTCGTTTTGTGCCATAAAAACCTCCTGTTTCCCATCTCTAATCCAATGTAGATCAAAAAAAGCCATCGAACGCCGATTCTGCAGAATTTCAGCTCTGCGCCAGCAGCGCCGCCGTCAGCGTGCGCACCGCATCGTCCGCCAGCGCGCCGTCGTACACCCGCAGATCGTCCAGCGTAAAGCTGCTCAGATATTCCGCCGCTGTGCCGTCCGCGTTCCAGCGCGCCCCTGCGATCAGGTGCAGCGCACCCGGCGCGTCCGCCTGCGCCAGCGTGTAGCACAGCGGACTGTTGTACGCCCGATAACCGTTGAGATAAATGCTGTAATTATCGGCGGCATCCTTGGCGATCACGACCACATTTCTGCCGCCCGCATGTTCGATCTCGCTGTACGCCTTGCCCGAAAACTCGGTGGCGTAATCCATGCGCACACCGCTTGCGCCCGCCATCACGGTCAGCGCTTCGTCCCCGCTGCGCCGCACCGTCAGGCCCTTGTTCACCCCGTCGTACAGGCAGCACAGCAGACTGTACGGATACCCCGCCGCACAGCCAAGCACCCCCTCGAACGCGCAGACCACCGTCCACGCGGCGGAAACGTCCTTGTAAAGCCGCACCCGCGTATCCACATAGCTGCGGCCCGTCAGGTAGGTCTTCTGCGGCAGCTTGTACAAAAATGCGCCGTAGGCATCGCCTGTGGCCGCAGTATCCGCCGGCGCGGCAGCAAACGCCCCGCACTCCAGCAAACGCTCGAACACAAACCGGCCCACCACCGGATAGCCGTAAAAGTTCAGGTGCAGCCCGTCGCCCGAATCCAGCTGCGCCGGAACGCCGTTTTTCAGCGTACTGTCGCTGGAAAGGATGGCCGCCTCGGCCAGACCCCGGCTTTGCAGCAGCGGCAGAAGATAGAGAAAGTGCTCCCCAAACGCCGTGCGGAACGCCGCAAGGTCGCTCTCAACGGTGGTCTCGCGCAGCAAAAGCACCAGATAATCCTTGTACGCATAGGCGGCCGCCATGGCCCGCAGCTGCGCGATGTAGGTGGTGATGCTGCCGTTCCAGCCGCCGTTGGCCCCTGCCCAAAACACCGCAATGCCGTCCGTAAAGTGCGCCATAGCGTAGGTTTCCAGCTCGGCACCCTCCACCACCGGGACGGCGCTGCCCGGTGTTTCCCGGGTGAAGGTGTAGACGCGGGTATCGTCGGATGTGCCGGAAAGGCTCAGCGTGCCGCGCACGCCCGCCAGGGTGCAGGGGTTGACGCCCGCCGCGCCCAGATGCAGCGGTTTTGCGCGCGCGCCCGAGGCAGTTTTGAGTCCTGCGGCCAGCGTGCCCACGGTGACGGGCGCGCAGTCGACCGGGATGGTGCAGGCCGGCACGGTGAGGGGGTCTGCGCCCTGGCGCGCCATGACGGTGACGGTGCTTTCGCCCTGCACGCCGAGGTTGACCACGGGCTGCCCGCACAGCTGGGCGAGGGTGCGGGGGTAATCGTTGACGTGCCAGCCGGAGATATCGCCGCCCGCGCCGAAGGTAAGGCTGTCGCCCCAGCAATAGACGGGCGTGCCGTGCACGGCGGTTTTGGCGGCAGCGGCGGCGCTTTGGGCTGCGGTTTCGGCGGCGGTGCGGTCGGCTGCCGTGGCGGCGGCGAACTGCTGGTATTCGCTGGGGGTGAGGGCGGTGCTTCCGCCGCCCGCCGCAGGGTGGGCATACACGCGGTAGCGGCACCCGGCCGAGTAGGCCGCATAGCCGTTTTGGCCCACGGCATCCAGCACCAGGGCACCGTCCGCCGCCGTGATGGCCGCAGTGAGCGGCACGGTGGCGGCAGCATCCAGCACGGCGGCTACCGGGGCGGGGGCCGTCCCCGAAGCGCCGGCTCCGGGGTGAAAGGTGACGCGCACCGTAAGGCCGGCCCACGATGCCGGCAGGGTGAAATGCAGGGTGTCCACGCCGGACGCGCCGCACGCGCCAAAGGCCGCGCACTCGGGCGCAAGGCGGTAGCGCGTGGCGCCATCGGGGAGAAATACCTGCGTGACGGTAAGTTCAATCAAAAAAAGACCTCCTTAGGGCGATGCACGAAAGCAATCCGCAAAAGCGATGCACAAAAGCCATCCGCAAAAGCAATGCACAAAGGGCGATCCGCAAAAACAGTGCACAAAGAGCAATGCACAAAAACGATGCACAAAAGCCATCCGCAAAGGCGATACACAAGGGCAATGCGCAAAAGCAATGCACAAAAGCGATCCGCAAAAACAATCCGCAAGAGCGATGCGCAAGGGCAATCCGCAAAATCGGGCAGCCGGTTATGCCGTGCGTTTCCACATATAAATCGAAAGGTAGGGCGGCATATTGTTGTGCGCGCCGCTGCCGCCGGCGTACTCTGTGGCGGTAAGGGCCCAGTCGCCGCCGCCGTTGGTGCCGGTGCGCAGCTCGTTGTACGTCAGACCCGGGTCGGCCAGGCTTTTCAGCCGCAGCGCGTGGTTGTGCGAGGGGATCTCGCTGAGGTTGAGGGTGTGGCGGCTCTCACCGCTCATCTCGCCGGCCGGGCAGTTGACCTCGCCCGCGGCGGTGCTGCCCCAGTAGGTGGAATTGTTGGCCGCGCTGGGCCCCGCGCCCACCAGAAAGCGGCCGCACAGGGCCTCCCATACGCCGCCAAACAGCGTGGCCGGATCGGCCGCCGCCACGCTGAGGTAGATGCTGCCCACCGGGTACACCGCGTTCAGGTTCACCCGCGCCGCAAACGCCGCGGAATCCGCCTGCTCGGCCTTGCGGGCAAGGTCCACCACACCGTCGTTGTCGGCATCATAGGCGGTTTTCACCATCGTCTCGGTGCCGGCGTTCAGGTTGGCAAGCTCGGTCTGGATCTTCTCCAGCAGCGCCGAAAACTGCGCGCTCACCGCAGAGGTGTCGGCCGCGTCCACCGTGTCCCGCATCAGGCCGCAGCAGGCTGCGTCCAGCCGCTGGTCGGTGAGCTGGTCGGCCGTGATCTTCAGCGCGCCGGCCGGGCGGTACACGCGGTAAAGCAGGATCTCGTCCACCGCATCGGTGCGGCGCGGCACGGGCGGTACGGGCGCGGCCCCGGCAACGCCCGTGCGCACCGCCAGCCCCGCCTTGTTGGCGTTTTTGTCCAGCAGAAGCGCCACCGCATCATACCGCGCAAAGGCGGCGTCCGCCGCCGCAAAGCTGAGCGTGACCGGGCTTGTCAGCAGCGGAAAGCACCCCCAGAACTGGTTCATTTTCAGGCAGGCGCAGCCCTCGCCGATGGTGAGGGTGTTATCGCCGTTGGGGGTGGCGGCAAAGCTGGCCGCCGTCACCACGCCGCGCCCCCGCACCGCAAAGGCAGCGCCCAGTGCGGCACAGGTGTAGGAGGTGTTGTCCAGCGGAAAACAGGTGAGCTCGGATGCAATTTCTGACATAAACAGGTCCTTTCTGTTTTTGGAGTGGGGCAAAAATGCGGAAACAGGCAGCCTGCCCGGGCGGAAGCCTTTCTGCCCGGAACGGGGGCCCGCAATGCCCGAAAAAATGGAAAGCAGGATGCAGGGCGGTGGTCAGGGCGCCGCCGCGAATGGTGCGGTGCCGGCCAGGGGCATGTGGGCGCTGCCCAAACTTCGGGTAAGAAGATTTCAGAACATTGGTGCCGGCCAGGGGCATGTGGGCGCTGCCCAAATTTCAGGGAAGAAGAGTTCAGAACATTGGTGCCGGCCAGGGGCGCGGGCCTGCGATGCCCGAAAAAAATCGAAATCGTCAGGGGCGTGTGGGCTCTGCCGTTATGCTTCAAACCCAAACAGGGGCCGGACGGTGCGGCCCTTGGCATCGTAGGAGAACTGCACCCCCTTCACCCGTGCGCTGGCCGAAAGCCCGAGCTCCGGCACGCGGACCGGGATCAGATCGCCCAGGGCGTAGCCGGTGCCGTATACAAGCCCCGAACCGCGCGCCGTGGCCTGCACGCCCGCGTCGTTCAGGTGCTGCAGCAGCGCCTGCGCCCCGCGCTGACGCAGCAGCGCAAGATATTCCTCCTCGCCGCGCACCTGCACGTTGCCGGAGCCGTCCGTGTAGCGGTGATGCACCGCCGAGCCGTCCACCCAAAGCTCGCGCCGGGCCGCGCCCTGGGCCGCCGTGTCGCCCGTCTCGGCAAAAAGGCGCACCGTGTACTCCTGGTTCTGCTCCCCGCCGATGGTGGCAACGTTGCGGTAATTGGAGCCGTCCAGCGTCACTTTTACGCCGCTCAGGTTGTCCATTTGGGTGCCAAAAAAGCCGTGGTAGGCGCTGCCCTGCCGCCGGTCCGTGCCGGGCAGAAGCGTCAGCGTCTCGGCCGCCGTGGCCGGGTCGAACCGATGGCAGAACCCGAACCCGCCCGCCTGCGCCAGCTGCCGGAACGCCGCAAGGCACTCGCACCACGCCAGCGTCTCGCTGCAGGGCGCCGGAAACTCCGCCGCCGTGGGCACCGTCACCGGCAGACCGCGCAGATTGTCCGCCGCAAGGGCAAGCAGCCCCACCGCCGCGTCCGTCACCGTGTCGGTGCTGCGGGCCACGCGGTCCCGCCAGCGATGCACGCTCATCTGCCCGCGCGCCACCAGCCGCCGCACACCGTCCTCGTCCATCGTGCGCGTCAGCGACGTGAGAATGGCCGCAACATTCGGCGTATCCGGATTGTAAAGCACGTCCCACTGCTGGAAAAGCGCCATCGCCTGCGCCGTGCACGGGCAGGTGAGCTTGAACTCGCCCTCGTCCTGCCACTCCACCAGCCATTGCAGACTTTCCACGTTCTCCACCAGCCCGATGCGCCTGCCCGCGCGGTACACCACAAGCGCCGGATACCCGGTTTCTATCGTTGTATTTGCCAAAAAATCATCCCACTTTCTGTGCTGGTTGGCGTGCCGAGCGGCAGACTTTCCACGTTTTCCACCAGCCCGATGCGCCTGCCCGCGCGGTACACCACAAGCGCCGGATACCCGGTCTCTATCGTCGTATTTGCCAAAAAATCATCCTACTTTCTGTGCTGGTTGGCGCGCCGAGCGGCAGACTTTCCACGTTCTCCACCAGCCCGATGCGCCTGCCCGCGCGGTACACCACAAGCGCCGGATACCCGGTTTCTATCGTCGTATTTGCCAAAAAATCATCCTACTTTCTGTGCTGGTTGGCGCGCCGAGCGACGGACTTTCCACGTTCTCCACCAGCCCGATGCGCCTGCCGGGACGTCCGGAAGCGTGGCTGGGCGCCTTGCTCACACGCTGGCCGAGACGCCCAGCGGTGCAAAGAGGCGGCAGTCGAGCGAATCACGGCCGCTCTCGGCGGCAAGGCGGAAAATGTTTTCGCCGGGAGCCAGGGCAAGGTGGAGGTCGCTGTCCACGTCCAGCAGGGAAAATCCGTTGGAGGCAGTGCCGTCGGCCGCGGTGAAGGTGCAGCCGCGCGTGCCGGGCAGCGTGGAGACGACGGCGGACTCTCCGGCCGCAAAGGTGACGTTGAGACGGATAAAATGCCCGGTGGAAACAAGGGTCAGCCCGGGGTTGACCACGCGGGCGGCGGCGCGCAGCGTGACGGTGAAGCCGCTCTCGGCGTTGCCGATGGTGCGCACGCTGGTAAAAAGTTCTTTGCGGGCCAGGCTGACGGCGAAGCTGCCCGCCGTGGAGACGGGTGCGGGGAACCATGCGCTGGAAAGCCCGCCCAGCAGCACGCTGAGGGTTTCCTGCGTGCGCCAGAGCGGGAAATAGCAGTGAAATTTGAACTGAAACGGCAGGCGGCCGGCGCAGTCGGTGACGATGGGGGTGGTTTTGGGTTCGCCCTCCAGGTACCAGGTGCGGCCGCCGCAGGTGCGGAAAAGGCGGGCGGTGCACAGGGGGCGCACGGCGTCCTTGAGGCGCTGTTCGTTGGCGTCCAGATCGCCCAGGATCACGCCCGAGATGGTGACGTCGCGGCTGGCAAGGGCGGCGCCGTCGCGCAGGGTGCCGATCTGCCCGCAGGCCGCGGCCTCGCGCAAAGAGACGTCCATGCCATCCCCGCCCGACACCGACGTGACCCAAAAATCGCTTTGCGGGGAGAAAATAAGCGAAGCATCGCCGCATTCGTAGCGATAGACCGGAATGTTTTGCAGCAAGGGAACCTCCTTAGGGTAATACCGCACAATTCCGAATGGCTGGCGAGCGGGGAGTGCCAGCCGCTAAGGGAAAAGCGCAGAGAATATTGGATGCAGGACCGGGCATTTTTTTCGATGGGAAGGGTGCGCATTGCTTGTCAGAACGGTGCGCAGGGCGTCCGCCGCGAATGGTGCGGTGCTGCCTTAGGGGAAAAAGCAAAAACGGGCGGCGTCAAATTTGGGATCCGGGGGTGCGGGGCGCGGGCGCAAAAACTTTTGCGCAAAAACCCGCCTGCGCCGCGGGACGGAAGCCCTGTGCCGGGCTTTTATTGGTGCGGAAACGCCGTTTTGTCCGGTTACGGGAGCTTGTTTTTCATTCGTTCGGCAAGGTCCTGAGCCTGGCGGGTCAGTTCCGCCTCCGAGAGTGCCTCGTTGATGTGGTACTCGTTGTAGAAGCTGACGGCGGCGGGGGCGGGCTGCGTGTTTGCAGCGGCGGTTTGGGCGGCTGCGGTGCCCACTGCCGAGAGGGTGGAGGCCTGAAGCTGTCCGGCGCCGGCGGCCGAGGCGGCGCGCTGCTGCATGCGCAGGGCAAGCTCGTCCACAGCGCCGAGCGCCTCAGCAGTGTCGGCGCGGATGCCAACGGCGATGCCGGCGGGAATCCAGCGGCCGACCTCATCGCGGAAGGCGCGGGAAGGAGAGTGGATGCCGAGAGCGTTTTTGGCGGCCGAGAGCGCACTTTGAGCGGCAGCGGCGGCGGCGGAAGCCAGAGCGCCGGCGGCGGCGCGAACGCCGTTTGCGATGCCGGAAATGATGTTGTGGCCGACGCTGGCCCAGGTGCCGGAGGCGGAGAAGATGCCGCACAGCTGGCTGACGAGCCCGGCGGCAATGCCGGTAAGCTGGCCGGCCCCGCCCGAAAACCCGCTGACCATGGCGGCGGCGCTGACGGCGGCGGAGGCAGCGGCGCTGGAGAACCCGGCCGTAAGGTGTGCCGCCATGGCGGAAGCGGCGGCCGAGATGCCGGAGAGGCCTGTGGTAAAGCCGGAGCTGTCCAGCGAGGTATCGCCGGTGATGTGGAAATCTGCCAA